CCTCTACCAATCTTTGCTTGTGCCGTTGATTCTTCATTTTTTAAATCTAACCAACGATTTTCATTAACTACGGTATATCCTGTTAAATCAGCTTGTCTTTTACCTTTAGTTTTTTCATCTTCACCTTTACCAAATGCAAATGGTGTGTTATATGGTCCGGCTGCTGCACTTGTACTCATTTCATCTACATCAGCTTTTAATTCAACATCTTTATATAATCCACTAATCTTATCATCCATTTCTTTTGATAAAGATTTCTTTTTATTGCTAAGTTCTTTAAGTTTTAAAACAATTTTTTTCTCGTTAGGAGTACCTTTGTGTTTTTTGTATGCTTCTAAATAATTTTGAATTTCTTCTACTACTGAAAAATATTCTCTTTCTATTGTTTTAAGTCCTCTTGCTTCGTTAACAATAAATTCTTTTATTTTTTCTGGTAAGCCATCGTGCTTTGTTGATGCAAAATCTTTGGCATCTTTATCAGACATTGAATCAGCTGCTTTTTTAACTTCTGGAGATGGATTTTCCATATCACCCTTTTGAGCTGAATGAACCATTCCCATAAATCTTTGTTGTGCTTTTGATTGTGCTGGCATTTCTTTATATTGTTATGATAATACTGATGCAGTTCCTGCTGATAATTGAATACCTACTGGATGACACGGATACACTTGGCCTTGTATTAGTGTTTGTAGAGATAATGTACCACCACCTTCAACCGATACACTACCTGTTGTAGCTATACCAACCGGTAATAATATACCCCAAGCTTTATCATAATTCCCAGTCGTATCATGTCTACCTATTTTAGTAACGGAACTACCCGATGTGAATGTACTAACTTTGAAAATTCTATAATTTGTCATTTTTTATTTTTTTAAACTATTTTTTAATTCACTTAATAACTCATAAGTCATCATCATTGCTGATAAGTGTTGTTCTTTAATTTTTTTAGCAGATTTAATTTTTTTTATGTTTGCTATTGTTTCTGCTAATTTAATTCTTGTAACTTTATCAGTTATAATAGAACCAACATTTTTTAATTCAGAAATTAATTTACTCGTTTCATCCGAAACAAATTCGTTTAATTTACCTGTATTATTTATATTATTGATGTATTCTCTTAAAAGTCCCTTTTGCTCTTCACTTAAATTTTTGTATTTTTTATTGAAGGATTCTACTAATAATTTATAAGATACTGCTCTCAAATCATCATCTTGCTTTTTGTATTGCTCCAATACAGCATCCTTTATTTTAGAATCTTTATTTTGGATAGATGAGTTTATGATATTTTCTGCAATAGTAAATCTAGATGAAACTGTATCTTTTGGGTCAAATTGTTCATCTAAAACAGTAGTTTCAAATATTTTATATATAGATGCCAATACTTTGTAATTTGATATTGGTGATTTTATAAATTCATCTATATCATACGTTTCTTTTAATTGCTTAACTAAATTATATTTTTCTTTTAATAATTTAGTTTCATCCAATCTCTTACGAGCTTCGCATATTGTATTAATGAATTGTTCAGCCTTTGATTCTGAATTATATTTTTCATTTATCAAATACTGATATAGTTTTAATTCTTTGGATAATTCTTTTTTAGAGTTAAAGGATTCTTTCAATATCTTTTCAGCTATTGAATTTGATTTGCCTGACATGATTTCTGAGGTCACTTGTCTGACTAATAATTCAAAAATAAATCCTGTATTTTTAAACTTTGAATGTTTAATAGTTTTCATTAATTCCTTACGATTTTCTGATATAAATATATTTTTATAATACTTTAATTAATTTTATTAGTATCTTCTGTCAAAATAGTTTTTTTATTACCCATCATATCTTTAAATATTTCCTGATAATTGGTTCTTGGTTTGTAGGCCACCGAACCTTCTTTTTGTTTAAGAGTCTTAATTCCTAACGGGTCTCTTCCTTCAGGATGGTCATCTTTCCCATATCTAACTGAATCTTTAGGTCTACCAACTTTAGCTTCAGCTTCTAATTCTGTTTTCAATTTAGTTAGCTCTTCTTCTACATTAGTTGGTTCATTTGTTCCTGTTTCTTTAGCTGGGTCTACACCTTGCGTTTCGATTGATGTTATACGGAATGTTTGTTTAGTATCATCTAATACTTGCATTGTTAACTCATCTTGCTCATCTTTAGCTAATCCCATTATTGATTCATACATCCATTCTTTAGAAAACATCTTTGTCATCTGCATTTGTTGAATCAATTGAACTTTTGAGTTATATAATTCAACTTTTTCTTGCTCATATATTTTGGAAGGTATTGTAAGTTCTAATGAAAAATCAGTTAATCTGTCATCATCTATACCTTGTGCATATAAATGTATGATTGCTATTTTGGTTAACTCTGAAATCAATACTCTTTGAACTCTTTCAATTGTTTTTGCAAAACGAATATCCATAGATGCCAATGTTGCTTTACCATTGGTATCTTCTTCGTATCCTAAATATGCTTTTGGAATCTTTAATGATGCCATTAACTTACCTTTTAAGTAGTTAATATCATCAATCATATTATACTCCAATCCCTTTAAAGTATCAATTGAAGTACCATTATCACTACCACGAACTGGCATATAATAATCTTCAATAAGGTTTTGAACATTATATTTTAAGTTGTATTCACCTGTTCTTTCATCTACAAATGGAACTTTTTTAGAATTGTTAATAATCTTCTGCATGTAGTTATCTACCTCATTTGGTGGAATATTACCTACATCAATTTTAAAGATTCTTTTTTCAGGAGCTCTCATTACTCTATGAATTAACATAGCATCTTCCATCAACATCAATTGTTTCCAAACTCTTCTACCACCTTCAATCATAGATTTTCCGTAAGGTAAAAAATTTGAGTCTGAGTTTAAACGGAAGTGAGCTACTTCATAGTTTTCAAATTCTTTTTTTGGAGTTTGTCCATATGCACTCAATGGATTTTGATAAGGAGCATATACAAATTTAACTCTTTGTGGGTTAGCTGCATCGAATCCTTCAACTCTACTAACTTCATATGAAGATAACGGCATTACGTTTACAACACCAATACCTTCTTCTTCTGCTATTTCTAATTGTAAAAATAAATCTCCGTATTTAACTAAATTTCTTGTCCAAGGCCATAAATTGAATTCAACATTAAGAATATCATAAAAAAGATTTTCTAATATTTGTTTAATATTATCATCTGCATGATGTATTTTTAATATATTTCCAGATTCATTTTTTGCAGTACACTCATCAGCGTATATATCCAATGCAGATGCCAAAATTGGATCTTGGTCCATTGAATCGTAATCTCTAAATAAATCTATTCTAACTTGTTGATATGCCATTGATGAATCAAGATGCCCCGATCCATAATTTGTTACTTTTAACTTCATAAACCTATCAACAAGGTTTGTAGTCATATTTTGATACTCGTCCGTATCAACAACTTTAACACCATCCGTTGTTTTACGAATTATAGTGTTTGTTGAGAATAGTTTTTGTAACCTACTGAATATTGATTTTTCTGCCATTTTGTTTTATATAGTTTGTTCTAAAGATAAGTAAATTTTTTGATATTTCCAAATTTACCATTTTCTACAAGACCAATATCGTGCTTTCCATCTTGGACCAGGTGAAGCGCAATTATGTCTTGCTCTGAACGATGCTCTCCTTTCGGGGTTATTTTTTTTAATTTTCATAACTTTTCCATGAGCAGAAGAACCTCCGAATCCGAAATTTACTTTGACAACATTTCCTTTATCATTTTTTACATAAACTTTAAATTTCTTTATATCACCCTGCATTGGTTTACCCAATTGAACTTTTCTTCCTCTATATTCAGCTTCGTATACACAATTACAATTTGCTTCTGCTAATTGTTTATTATATTTACGCATAAATTGAATAAATTCTTTTATATCTTGTTCGTTTTCAACATCATACTCATCGTTTTCAGTAGCTTGGTCGCCATAATATCCACCAGGTTGGTCATTTTCCTTTACAGGAACACAATTAGGTACTTCTTTACCATCTTTATCCTTCATACCCACTTGCTTATACCCATCCCAACAATCTTCGCATAATGCGTTTGCTTCTCCCTCATTACATTTTTTCCAACCACCACCGTTACCTTTATAGTTTTTTGCAGCCCATCCATTTGCATACGCA